GCGACTTCAAGTCAAGGCAAAGTGAACGCTGTTCAGGTGTCATATACGAGTCATTATAAAGTAACAAACACAGGGTAAAACAACCCCCATAGCGATGCCAGTCAATGTGATTTCAATTAGTGTCATAAGTATCTGTCAATTAATGCTCCAAAGATAGCACATAATGCACCATAAATTATACCATACAATCCGAATTCAACGGTAAACCATACCAGCCCTGTCCACCACGATAGGCAGAAACCGCACTCAAATGGTTTGATTGTTTTGCGGTAACGGCTGTCAAGCGCATACACGAATGAAATCATCGGTGGGAAAAAGTAACGGGAAAGCAGAACGCACAATGCGGCCACTCCCAAAATGTCAGTCATCGTATTCATTATATTTTTCTTTGATTTGTGTTTTGATTGCGTTGATTATTTGGCTGATCTCCCGGTAATTGATTTTGGTGTCACGGGCTATCATTGCCATGCTTTGTTTATCTTCCCACAGCTGCCAAAGTTTAACCACGTACCATTCGGAACGGTTAAAATGGTTTGCCACCTCTTTGAAATTGACAGACTGCACCGCTTCCTGTTTGCGCCTGATGTGTGTTTCGTCATAATCCTCCGCTTCTTCATCATAATTTTCGGGCAAGGTTTCTGTGGTGCGCAGGAAGTCACGGTAAAACTTTGTGTATCTGTTGCCGTTGACCGCATTGCAACCCACACGGACAAGGTAGTAAACCAGTCCATTGCTTTGGTGCAGTTGTATCAGGCGGTCGGCATCCATTTCACAGCATATTAGCAAAAGGTGTTGTTGTAGGTCGGCAGCAACGTGAGACCCTATTTTGTTACAGAAGTCAGGCAGCCATTTGGAATTGGCAAGTTCAATCAGTATCTCTGTGCGCTTGTTCAAGTTTTAAAGAGTGAACTTTTTTCAGCCAATCTTTGAATGACTTGTTATCCCCATACCGGGCATGGTCTTTCCTGCACAAAGCCATCAGGTTTTCAATCACATCAGCGTGTTTGCTTCCACCCATTCCCCTGGCTTCGATATGGTGAATGTCCACAGCTTGTGCGCCACATACCTCGCAAGGAATGAAATCGGTCTTGTCATAGCCGAAATGGTCAAGATATACCTTCGTATGCTTCTTCACGGCACAAAGTTTATTCGTAAAAGGTCGATATTTTTATATTGTGGATAACTTTAATACAAATAATTTAACAAAAACTATTGCAAGTATAGAAAACTATATTACATTTGCAGCATGGAAAACACTAAAACACCTTTTGAAATGGGCTGGATAGCCAGTCAGCAGTTTAACTACTACGAAACCGAAGGCGAAAATCCTTTTGAACTGAACTCTGATGACTTCAAAGAATGGGAAAAAGGATGGTCATGGTACATCACACAGACCATCGAATGGGAACGTGACGAACAAAGCGACATTGATTATCACGAAAGTCAGCAATATTGTAACGAATAATTTGGAAATCTAAAATCTTTGTTTTATAATTGCATATCGGAACAACAGGACTGAACCCCCTGCCGAGAAGATTGGACAAATGAAACGAATACAATTAACACCCACGCAAGTAGATAGTCGGTTAGTGTCCAGACCGGGTTCAACTATCGAAAGTGTGGGTGTTTTTTTTTATGAATATCTACAAACCCACACCATTACCGGTCACATATTGTGACGAACAAATTGCAGAACTTGAACTGCGCAAAGAGTATGAAAATTACAGGAGAGAAAATCAGGTCATCACGTTATTACAATGTGAGTACCTTTGGATGAAACTTGACCTGCAAATCATCTACTACAACCAGTGTAAAAAATTAACCTTGAAACAAAATGGCAAAGGATAAAAAGTCATTCGTAATGTACTGCGACCAGCAGTCAATATTTAAAATGCTTCCTGATGAAATTGCAGGTAGATTGATAAAACACATTCTCGCATACGTTAACGATGAAAATCCGGTAACTGATGACCTTGTATTGCAACTTGCATTTGAACCTATTAAAATGCAGTTAAAAAGGGATTTACGTCATTGGGATGAAGTTAGGGGAAAACGTAGTGAAAGTGGAAAGTTAGGCGGTAGACCTAAAAAGCAAACAGAAGCAAAAAAAGCAAATGGTTTTTTGGAAAAGCAAACGAAAGCAAAAAAAGCTGTTAATGTAAATGTTAATGTTACTGATAATGTAAATGTAAATGATAATGACAATAAAGATATATATCGTAAAATTTTGCATTTGGAAATCACAAGGGCAGAAGTTGACAAGCTAATTGCTGATGGCTATACCATTGACCAAATTGATAACATTCTGGACAGGGCAGAAAACTGGAAAGGCATTGCAAACAAAAGGTCACTATACCTTACCGCAAAAAATTGGCTATCTGCTGACATAAAGAAAATCACAGCAGAAGTTTACCGCACACCCAAAGAAAACTTTTTAACATGATTGAGCAACAAATTCTCGGAACGTGGCTGCAAGGTAAGCAGCTTGACCTTACCGCAACGGTACGCAGTGAATGGTTTACCGTGCCAAAATACCGCACCCTATGTTTGACCATTCAGGCAATGTACATTAATAACGAGCATATTGACAACGTGGCGGTGGTAATGAAGCACCGTGATATGGCAATGGACATCGCAGGATTAAACAATTACTACACAGGCGAAAGCATTACCCGATTGGTAGCAATGCTGCATCAGGAATTTATCCGTAAAACGATGATTGACTGCATGGCAAATCAGGTAAAATTCATGCAGGATGGTGGCGATATTATGGAAAGCATCAGCAGCACTCAAAAAATGATTGATGAAATACAACTGACCGAAAGCGGACAAGCTGTTGACCTGATCACTTTACTCGGTGACCGCTTCGATAACTTGGAGAAACGAAGCAAGTCCGAAATCAAAACGATAGGACTACCAACCGGGTTCACCAAACTTGACAAGTACATTGGTGGTTTTGTGCCCGGTGAAAACGTGGTGGTGGCAGGTCGGCCCGGCATGGGTAAGACAGCATTCGCAGTCAGCATCGGGATTGCCCATGCAAAACTGGGGGGCAGAGTGATAATGTTCAGTATGGAGATGAGTAAAGAACAACTCGCAGACCGCATACTTTCATCCCTTGGTCGGGTGGACAACCTGAAAGTCCGTAACGCTGATGTCAATGAATTTGAATTGGAAAATATTGCACGTGAATTACTGCTGATTGACTATAAATTTCAAATTGAGGACAGCACTATGCTGGACATTGCTCAAATAAAAACCCGAATTAAGACAATGAAAATAAAACCAACGCTGGTAATCATTGACTATATGCAGTTGGTTAAAAGCACAGGGGGTAAAAACCGGGAGCAGGAAATAGCAAACATCAGTAGGCAATGCAAACTGATTGCCAAAGAATGCGGATGTACCGTGATGCCATTGTCGCAGTTGAACAGGGGAACAGAAGAAGGAAACAGCCGACCAAAATTGGCAAACCTACGGGAGTCTGGTGCCATAGAACAGGATGCAGACACGGTGTTATTCCCTTACCGGCCCGATTACTACGAAGCCCAGAAGTCAGGTGGCAACCCACCAGAACTTGAAGATGCTGAATTGATTATCAGCAAGTGCCGTAACGGGATGACCGGAACGCTACAATGTAATTTTATGGGGAAAACAGTTGAATACATTTTTTAATTAAATATAAATAACTATATTTGCACCATGAGACACGGCAGTTTATTTTCAGGCATTGGTGGCTTTGACCTTGCAGCCGAATGGATGGGATGGGAAAACGTATTCCATTGCGAATGGATGGAGTTTCCACGAAAGGTATTGGAATACTACTGGCCGGAAGCCGACAGCCACATTGACATTTGTAAAACTGATTTCAAAAAATATGCAAACAGAATTGATATTCTCACAGGGGGATTTCCCTGCCAACCATTCTCCCTTGCTGGAAAGCGAAAGGGAACAGATGATGAACGCTACTTGTGGGGCGAAATGCTTAGAGCAATACAAGAGATTAAACCCACATGGGTCATCGCAGAAAATGTCTTTGGTATCACAAATATTGATGGCGGACTGGTTTTCGAGCAGGTGTGCCTTGACTTGGAAGCTGAAGGGTACGAAGTTCAACCGTTTATTATTCCAGCTGCGGCCAAAAACGCACCGCACCGAAGAGATAGATGTTGGTTTGTTGCCTACTCCCGTAGCATCGGAAGTAGAAAAAATGGGTTCGGGGGGTCTAAATCGTTATTTCAGACCAGAATTAGCATGGACACACAGGAAAAATCAAAAGGAACACAAGCACCGATTTATGCTACCGACACCGACAGCACATCAGCACAATGCAGGAACTGCGAAGCCACGAAAGGATGGAAAGACCAGGGAAGACGAATTGAACCATTTGGTTTCGATATGGAATGGAAAAAGTTCCCAACTCAATCCCCGGTTTGTGGCGGAGATGATGGGCTTCCCACCGAACTGGACGGAATTACCTTTCCAAAGTGGCGAAACGAAAGCATCAAAGGATATGGTAATGCCATAGTACCACAAATAGCATACGAACTTTTTAAAATAATAGAACATGAGAATAAAAATCAAAGCACCACAGCACAACAGCAGGACAACATTTCGTCAAAGTGAAATCGACAGAATGAAAGAAGTAATTAGGCACCAGCAAATCCGCATCAGGGAATTGGAAACCGTGCTGAAAGTACAGGACATTGACAAGGATGATGAGCATATCAAGGCCACACACCTTGCAATCAGGTCGGTATTTCCGTACTATCAGCCCGAATTTATCAAGGTGAAAGCCCGTAAACGTGAGGTGTTGGAATTGCGGCAGATTTTCATTTGGATTTTGCGGCATAAAACCTCGTTATCGTTGAAGAAAATCGGTCAATTATGCGGTGGCCGTGATCACTCCACGATGATACACAGCATTGAAACGGTGGACAACCTGATGACTTTTGACAAATCATTTGCCCGGAAGGTTGAAGCGGTGAAAAATGCTTATCAAACCTTTGCAGAACAGATTTAATTTACTATATTTGCACCATGTTAATACTCGATATATGTTTAAGTGACCTGCCCAGTGAGGCAATCACTACCGGAAAGAACGGAAAGAAGTACATCAAGCTCGTATGTGCTGAACGTAAAGCCGAAGGAAAGTTTGGCGAAACCCATTACATTGCCCTGTCGCAAACCAAAGAAGAACGGGAAGCGAAGAAACCTGCAACCTATGTGGGGGGTGCTAAAAATGTAAGTTACAAAAGTGTAACATCCGAGCCGAAAGTAAGTGCAACCGATGACCTACCATTTTGATGCAGAACAAAATCATTGAAACCTGCGACCAAATCTGCTCAATGTTGGTGGAAAAGAATGTCAAGTATGGAAACTCCGCACTAGATCCGGTGCGAGTTTTCAGCAAGGCATCCACCACAGAGCAGCTTCTTGTCCGCATTGATGACAAGTTGAGCCGCATCAAAACAACCGGGATGGAAGCACCTGATGAAGACACACTCAATGACCTTATCGGGTATCTTATCCTGCTGAAAATTGCAACCAAAAATGAAAACAACACAGAAGATAAAAATACTTATGAAGTTGATAAGTTAATGACCGAATTTGCAAATCACATAATAAACAAAAAAAATGACACACGAAGATAAACGCAAACACTTTATTGCACACGCACGTAAAGGAATGAAGATGCAGGTTGTTGATGCCTGTAAAGGTGTGGCAAGTTATGCTACCGTGATAAAGGCCCTGAACAATCCAAGCAAGTATAAAAGCAAAAAGGAGCAGCAGGTAATTGACACGGCTTTTGCGTTGCTATGACAACGGAAGACCGGGGATATAAAACGGTTGTGTATTGGAAAGACCAGATG